TGCTGATGTTTAGTTCCACAAGCATTGCAGCCGTACTGATTTACGGAGAAGATACCGGAGGTATTGTGGTTGCGCTAATTGATGGTGCGCTAATTGATGGTGCGTTCATTACGTTTTCCTTTTCCTTACACTGTAAGGTTCTGATTGATTGTTGTTAAGTGATACTCGGTCTATCTACTACAACTACATTATAACACTATATGACACACTATGTCAAGTTATTACACAACTACTCACTTCTTCAAAGGGTTCAACTTCGCCTTGCTCTGCATCCTTTACGTCCATGCATCCTGCATCAAAACCTTTCTGGTACTCCTTGCACGTGTCATAGGCATGGATGTTGATCTGATTGTTCACTGCGTCCTGATAACCCATGGTGTAGTCGGCAGGTGTGTGGGTGTGGTACTTCTTCCCATTGCTAGTTGATACGATCCATAAAGGTTCATAGTGATTGCCACTCTCGTTGCCTTGAGGGAAGTACAGATCATTACCTCGCACAACTTTTACTATATTCATCTCGCACTCCTTATGTACTTAGGGTTAAGGTCTTTTAAGTCATCCATGTCGGTTACTACTACGTAGTTACTCTTGTGGGACGGCACGATTGTGTGCTTGCGTTGTTGTGCTTGCTGCTCACCGCATGGTAGGCACGTGCTGTATCCCAACTTGAAACGCTTGTGCGGCACGTAACCACCAAACCAGGTGGTGCATAAATATCTGGTGTCCTCACTCATCAAACTCTCCAATCCCTGCTACCGCAGGGTAACGTTCGCCGGTGTTGATGTCGATGCAGTTACCAAGGTCGATGTCCTTATGCTTGTCGGCGATGTACGCCATGGCACGCAGTAAATCAGCATCGCGGAAAAGACCTGAGTGATACTCACGCAGCACAATGCGAATTTCGTTGTGCATCTCTTGTTGTTGGGTAGTCATGCTTATTTCCTTTCCTTACACTGTAAGGTTTATTGTTAGGTGTCGGTCATGGCGTTTCTTCATTCACCATACCTCTATTATACCCCAAGTAGCATACTATGTCAAGTTTTGACAAATAGTGTCAGATCGTCCATGACGTATACTGTATACCCCTCACTTGGTTATGTATTGTGTAATAGATGTAGTTTCCGAAGATGACGGGGTTCACAGAGTGAAAGTTCTTGTAAAGTTCTGTGTGTGGTGTGTGCAAGTTATTGATATGGAACGAATGTTCGAAAGTTACAATGTTCGCGCATAGTACCTGTCTGAAAGTGGTGTCCGCGTTTTTGGGGCAAAATTGGAACTTTCAAGGCACTTCAAAAAGGGGTAAAAAAAATTCCTGGGTTAAAAGTCAATCTTAAATAGAACATTAGAACATTCATAATATATTAATATAACTTACTAAAACACAAACTATGGTTTACTAAATTGTATCAAGGATGTACGTAAAACTACGTAAAGTGGCGTAAAACTAATGTTCCTAACAAATGGAACATTTGAAGAACTTTAGAACATTTGAAGCAGAACATTCGTTTTTTCAACACACCATAACTCTGCATAGTTTAAATTTAGCCTGCGCTCGTCGCGACTCGTACAACTATCATTTTACCTCCCCGCTAGCCTTAGAGGCGTGTGGCTCTCCGCGGTGCTCCCTCGCAGCCTTAGAGGCGTGTGGCTCTCCAGCCTGCTCAAAAACTGCGCTCGTCGCGACTCGAAGAACTATCATAGACCACAAAGAAAAAACTGACTGGTGAATCTAAGCGGCGTTGTGCATGGCATAGGTTGTTCGGTTTGGCATGGGCTTCGCCCATCGGTTTGGCAACGGGATGGTTTTTATTGTGCCGATTCCTTACAGCTGTAAGGATTGGTAGGATTCAATAGACGCAAAAAAGCCCGCAAGGTTTTCACCAAGCGGGCTAAATAAAACGTAGTGTAAGTTACTGGATTAGGATATCAATTGCCCAGTCTATAAAAAACAAAGCCATTGCGAAAAGCCAAACAAAACAAAAAACATCTGCGAATTTTCTTAACATGGTTTAGTAGGACGGGTTTCCCCGTCCTATCCTGTTTTAGTTTAAGGGAATCATGCCTTGAGCGGACATGATGCGTTTAATACATTCTGCGACATCGTAGTTAGCGTTATCGACTTTCTGCAATTTGACAATCACCGCGGCAAGTGCTGCATGGATTTTTTGATTGTCAGTTTTGACTGATTCGACTTCACTTTCGGTTTCCTCTGACTTTGCAACAATCACCTCGCCGTTTTTGTCCAGTCCATCAATGGCAAACAAGTGGGTGCGGATGCGGTTCAGATACGTATCTTTTTTGGTACGTAGGTTTGTACGCTCCGCCTTAGTCACTACGTCAAGGGTTTTCGCATCCTTATGGTAAAGCGCATAATCGGACTTAGAAAACCCCGCGATAATAGCGTCAATGGTTTGGGCTCGCGCCGATTCAGAACCGCCGTTGTCAATGGTCATTAACATGTGACCAGTAAAGCCATCGGCGTGCAAACCCTCTGAAATAGTGCGGAGGTTCTTTGCTTGCTTAGCTTCGACAGTCATATCAGTACTAACGTAAGACATGATAGCGGAACGGGTTGTATTGCTCATCAAGACTTCAGAGGGAACTAAAGTAACTGAAGTGAGAGCGGATACTAGGGGGGAGGGTTGCTTTTTCATAGCTGTAATCCTTATAAGAGTTTTGAAGTACTGAATCAATTGACTCAGTAACTACATTGTAAAGCATATATCGTATTCTGTCAAATAGTGTAAAGATGTTCCTTACAGTGTAAGGATTTGTATTATGGTGTTGTCCAGGTGACGTTAGGCTTGGCGTTTTCTGGCATGGGGAAACTGTCATAGGCCAAACCCACCGTACCCCCACCCCCTCGATGTGACGTTGCTGTCATGTGCTGTATAGTATTACTATTCCGCTCAAACATTTACCTATCCTAAGCGTTCCTTACTTATATATAAAGTTAAACTTAACTCGTATACGACGCCAACTAAAGTTTATTTTAAGTTTCATAATTGCCTCCTTTATATATTTAGCGCCGCTGTACTCCATCTCCAAAAATAAAAACACCCCCCGGTGCAAAATAAAAGGCCACCTAAAAAATTTTATATATAAAAAATATTGCGTTCTAAACACTAAGAAGTTACACTCCGTGCAACGACCTCACGGTGCGCAGAAGGATCTTATGGCGATGGTGCTTACACCCGACACGGGGGTGCCTCTATTACCGCAACAACCGATCACTGACTTGTACGAACGAGTCAAGGCCACTGCGCACACTGCAGATATTCTTGCTGGCCTCGGTATGAAGATCGACCCTCCTAGCAATTCAGATAATGATGTCGCTGCAACACTCGCTGCATCGTACGCCGCTGACCCCGAAAAGACTTCCCGTGCGGTATCCAACGCCCGCGCAGCGACCATGACTCCTGCTTCACTCATACAAACGCGAAGTATTCTTGATGAGTTCGGCACAGCCGTTGTGCGTCATAGTGTCGAGATCCGCCATCTGGTAACAAATAAGTTACTAATAGAATCAGAAAACCCAGACCCACGCGTGCGTATTCGTGCGTTGGAACTGCTGGGCAAGATCAGCGATGTGGGGCTCTTCACAGAACGTAGCGAGGTGCTGATTACACACCAGTCTACAGATGACCTGCGCAAAAAACTACGCGAGAAATTCAATCGCATACTAGATAACGACAAGCCTGATGTTGTTGATGCCGTCATGGTGGGTGGCGACGTAATCGACCTAGATAAAGAACTGGGTATCGTGCCAAATGAGTGAGGCAATAGATTTCAGTCTTGCTGAAATTGAGCTGATGCTACAGCGGTTGGATGAGTTTTCCCCCGAAGAACAACGTGAAATAGAACAACTTGCCGATGTGCTGGAGCAACGCAAGCTCGCACAGTCTTGTAGAGATGACCTGATTGCCTTCTGCAAGCACATGGAACCCAACTATAAAGTTGGTAAACACCACCGCAGGCTTGCGGATCTGCTAATGAAGATGGAACGTGGCGAAGAAGACCGTATTGGGGTGTCCGTGCCACCTCGTCATGGTAAGTCACAGCTCGTATCTATCTTCTTTCCTGCATGGTATCTGGGGCGTAACCCCGATAAGAAGGTGCTAATGGTCTCGCACACGGCAGATTTGGCGGTCGATTTCGGTCGCAAGGTGCGTAATATAGTAGATAGCCCTGCATACAAGGCTATATTTCCTACAGTTACACTTGCTGCGGACTCAAAAAGCGCTGGGCGCTGGAACACAAACATGGGTGGAGAGTATTTCGCCTGCGGTGTTGGTGCAGCGCTCGCCGGTCGTGGTGCGCACTTTCTGATTGTGGATGATCCGTTCTCCGAACAAGATGTTTTGAACGGAAATTACGAAGTTTTTGATCGTGTATACGAGTGGTTTACGTACGGTGCGCGTACGCGTCTGATGCCACAGGGTAAAGTAGCGATTGTGCACACCCGTTGGCACCCCAACGACCTGATCGGTAAGCTTGGTAAAGACATGGTGCGTATTCCGAACTCGGATCAGTACGAAATGTTCGAGTTTCCAGCCATATTTAACGAAAATACTGATCACGAGAAGGCTTTATGGCCTGAATTTTATGATTTAGAGGCCCTGCACCGCACAAAAGCGTCCATGCCGCTGTTCCAGTGGAACGCGCAGTTCCAACAAAGCCCCTCTGCCGAGGAAGGTGCGCTGGTAAAGCGTGAATGGTGGAAGCGTTGGGAGGCCGACGAGCCTCCAAGCTGCGAATACATCATAATGACGCTCGACGCCGCAGCAGAAAAGAACACCCGTGCCGACTTCACTGCACTTTTAACGTGGGGAGTCTTTAGTGACGACCGCCTAACAGGTAGTGCGAGTCATATTATCTTGCTAAATGCAATAAATGTACGGGTTGAGTTCCCAGAGCTCAAGGAACTTGCGATACGCGAGTATAAAGAGTGGGCACCGGACTCGTTCATCGTGGAAAAGAAGTCTAGCGGCACGCCACTCTTCCAAGAACTGCGCAGAATGGGTATCCCGGTGCAAGAATTCACCCCACACAGGGGTACAGGCGATAAAATAGCGCGTATTAACGCAATATCAGATATATTTAGATCCGGGATGGTGTGGTACCCCGACGGGCGCAAGTGGGCAGAAGAAGTTGTGGAGCAGGTCGCTGCGTTCCCCGCGTCTGAACACGATGACATGGTTGACTGCGTGTCCATGGCGCTTGCACGGTTCCGAAGTGGCGGGTTTATACGGCTAGATACTGATGCGGAGGATGAAATTATGCGTCCACGCGTGGCGGCTTACTATTAAAGGTTAAATTATGGCTATCGAGAAAGGTCTGTACCAAGCACCCATGGGCATCGAGGAAGATGAGGCTCCCGAGCTGGAGATTGATATTGTCAACCCAGAGATGGTGACACTTGATGATGGGTCTGTTGAGATCACAATTATTCCGGGCATGAAAGATGACGACGAGGATAGCGACATCCCGTTTGATGCGAACTTAGCCGAGTATATGGACGACAGCGAGATCATGCAGCTTGCGGGTGATCTGATTGCTGAGTACGACAACGACTTGGCTTCACGTAAAGACTGGGAACAGGCTTACACAGACGGTATTAAGTTACTAGGTCTTAAGTACGAAGAGCGTACCGAGCCATGGCAAGGCGCGTGCGGCGTGCACTCACCACTGATTGCAGAAGCTGCTGTGCGCTTCCAAGCTGAAGCGATTATGGAAACGTTTCCAGCATCAGGCCCTGTCAAGACACAGATCATTGGTAAGATCACACCAGAAAATACTGACGCTGCACAGCGCGTGCAAGACGACATGAACTACGAGCTCACGACGGTGATGAAAGAGTACCGCTCCGAGCACGAGAAGATGTTATGGAACCTGCCAATCGCGGGTTCAGCATTCAAGAAGGTGTATTTCGACCCATCCCTTGGTCGTCAGGTATCTATATTTGTACCTGCAGAAGATGTCATTCTGCCCTACGGTACAAGCGAAATTAGTATGAGTGAGCGCGTGACACACCGTATGCGTAAGACGCATAACCAGTTGTTGAAACTACAAGAAAGTGGTTTCTACCGCGCGGATATTGATATCCCTGAAGGCCCGGTTATGCAGCCTGACTCTATCCAGAAGGCTAAGGATGAAGAGACCGGGTTTAGCGCAACGTATGACGACCGCCCCCTCTTGCTTGAAATGCAGGTAGAGCTCGATATCCCCCAGTTCCGTATCAAGAACGCTAAGGGCGAGAAGACCGAAATCGCCCTGCCCTATGTCGTGACAATGCTCAAAGACACTAACGCGGTGTTGGCGATCCGACGTAACTGGGAACCAGATGGTGAAGATAGCTTCCCCGCGCACGTGTTGCAGAAAGAAGAGGATGACGAGGACTTTGATCCCAAGTCGCCACGCCAGTATTTTGTGCACTACCAGTACGTACCGGGCTTTGGTTCATACGGCTATGGTCTCATCCACCTGATTGGTAACAGCGCCAAGAGCGCGACATCTATTACTCGTCAGTTGGTCGATGCGGGTACGCTATCTAACTTGCCCGGTGGTATGAAGACTCGCGGCTTGCGCATCAAGGGCGACGACACACCGATTTCACCCGGAGAATGGCGTGATGTAGATGTGAGCTCAGGTACCCTGCGCGACAACATGATGCCCCTGCCGTACAAAGAGCCAAGTCAAGTGTTGCTGGCACTGCGTGGCATTATTAGTGAAGAAGCTCAGAAGTTTTCTGCTGCTCCTGACATGAAAATTAGCGACATGTCGGCTAATGCCCCAGTGGGTACGACGCTTGCACTGATTGAGCGTAACTTGAAAGTGATGTCGGCTGTTCAAGCGCGTATGCACTTCAGTATGAAGCATGAGCTTCAACTCTTGGCAAGACTGATCCGTGACTACGCTAAGCGTGAGTATGGATATCAACCCATCGAGGGTTCACGTCGTGACCGCAAGGCCGACTACGCCCTTGTTGAAGTTTTACCTGTTAGCGACCCGAACGCGTCCACTCTTGCACAACGCGTGGTGCAGTATCAGGCAGTGATCCAGCTCGCACAGATGGCTCCACAGATTTATAACTTGCCCAAGTTGCACCGCCAGATGTTGGAGGTGTTAAACATCAAGCAAGCCGACCAGCTCGTGCCGCTAGAAGATGACCAGAAGCCGACAGACCCAGTGTCAGAGAACATGAACATTCTCATGGGTAAACCGGTCAAAGCGTTTATCTACCAAGATCACGAGGCGCATATCCGCACTCATATGGCAGCAATGCAAGATCCCAAGATCGCACAAGTCATGGGGCAAAACCCGCAAGCGCAAATATTGATGCAGGCCGCGCAAGCGCACATCACCGAGCACGTCGCAATGGCGTATCGCCAGAAGATCGAGCAGCAACTTGGGGTGTCTCTACCAGAACCCGATGCAGAACTCCCACGCGCAGTCGAGTACCAGATGTCAGGACTGATCGCACAAGCTGCGGGTCAGCTCTTAGGTAAGAACCAAGCTGAAGCCCAAGCGGAACAGAACGCACAGACGCAGCAAGATCCGATTGTGCAGATGCAGCAAGCTGAACTCCAGATCAAGACTAAAGAAGTTGAGATTAAAGAGAAGCAGATGATGATCGACGCCGCTGCCCAAGCCGACAGATTGGCACTAGATCGTGAGAAGTTAAAAGCCGACCAAGAACGTGAAGGCTTAAAGCTTGGCCTTAAAGCTCAGGCTGATCAGCGCAAGATGCAAGCCGATCAAGAGCGCGAGGGGCTACGTATTGGAGTTGACATCGCTAAGACTAAAGCTCAGATGGAGCAGGCTGCGCGAGATAACCAGAAAGGAGAAAGTAAATAATGGATGCATTTGACGTTCTACGTAAAAAAATTCGTGAACGCATGAACGCCCTAGCCGACGATGTCGCAACCGGGCGCTGTACTGATTTTGGTTCCTACCAAAAACTCTGCGGAGTAATAGAGGGATTGGCTTACGCAGAGCGAGACCTGCTTGACCTCAAGCAAACAATGGAAGACCACGACAATGAGTGAAATACTAATTGGCGCTAATCCTAACAATCCACAAATTGTTGGATCAGTAAATCTTGAGGCATCCGCCGAAGAGAAAGCACGGCAACTCCCGCAACCTTCTGGGTACCACATCTTATGTGCACTACCCGAGATCGACAAAGAGTTTGAAAGTGGTATCGCTAAATCGGACGAAACACTTCGTTACGAAGAGCTACTTACTACAGTGCTGTTTGTTGTAGAGCTTGGCCCCGATTGCTATGCGGATAAAACTAAGTTTCCGTCTGGCCCTTGGTGCAAGAAAGGCGACTTCATTTTGGTTCGCCCGAACGCCGGTTCCCGATTGGTCATTCACGGTCGAGAGTTTCGCATGATTAACGACGACACCGTTGAGGGTACAGTATCTGATCCTCGTGGTATCCGTCGCAAATAAGGAGTAACTGATGGCTAACCAAGAATATAAGTTTCCAGATGAGATCGACGCTGATGAGTCCGCTGATCAGATAGAACTAGATCTAGAAACAGATGGTAAAGTTGAGATTGAGATTGTCGATGACACTCCCGCTCAAGACCGTAACCGCAAGCCGCTCGATAGGGAAGTAGCTGATCCGACGGACGACGAGCTCAACGAGTACAGTGCCAAAGTCCAGAAACGGATGAAGGAACTTACTCACAAGAGCCACGATGAACGGCGTAAAGCTGAAGCCCTCGCGCGCGAGAAAACAGAACTCGAACGCGCTGCTAAAGCATTAGCTGACGAGAACCGTCGCTTACAAGAGTATGTACAGGTAGGGCAAAACGCCTATATAGACAAGTCTAAGTCCCTAGCGCAAATTGCTATGGATAACGCTAAGTCTAAGTTCAAGGCCGCGCTTGATATTGGCGATACCGATGCCGCAACCGCTGCGCAACAAGAGATGATGTCCGCGCAGATGGAAATGGAGCAGGTAAATAATTTTAAGCCTACCCCCTTGCGCGAACCGGAACAACCTGCATATACTCAGGCATCACAACCTACACAAGCACCACAAACTACGTTAGACGACCGCAGTATTGACTGGGCTAGTCGAAATCCATGGTTTGAGAGGCGCGGTGATGAGGATATGACAGGTTATGCGTACGGTGTGCATAACAAGCTAGTACGAGAGTATGGGCCTGAGTACACACGTACCGATGAGTATTTTACTAAAATCGACTCTGCAGTACGGAGAGCATTCCCCGAACGCTTTGATGACCTCGAAGACAACGCGGATGCTCAGCCTAGAAAGCAGAGCCGCCCGAAAACCGTTGTTGCTCCGGCGCAACGCTCAACGGCACCGAAAAAAATTCGGTTGTCGCTTACCCAACAGAACGTAGCCAAGCGGCTGGGTATCCCGCTTGAACTTTACGCTAAGAAACTTGCAGAATTGGAGAACTCAAATGGCTGAAAATCGTATTCCACGTGACCTCGCGACCCGCGCTCAAGAAGCTCGCCCGACTCACTGGCAACAACCGGAATTGCTTCCGGAACCCGATAAACAGCCCGGTTATGACTACCACTGGGTTCGTGTTGCAACATTAGGCCAAGCTGACCCCCGTAACCTCTCCGCTAAAATGCGCGAGGGTTGGGAGCCAGTAAAGCTTGAAGAGCAGCCCAAAATGCAATTATTAACAGACCCAAATAGCCGATTCAAAGACAACGTTGAAATTGGCGGGTTATTGCTCTGCAAAACACCTTCTGACTTTGTTAAGCAACGCACAGATTACTATGCCAAGCAAACACAAGCTCAAACGGACGCTGTAGACAACAACTTGATGCGCCAAAGCGATGCGAGGATGCCTATCTTTAAGGAAGGTAAATCTTCGACAAGTTTTGGTAAAGGTTCTTAAATTTAATCTTCGGAGCTAAATATGGCTTACCCTACTATTGAAAAGCCTTACGGCTTTAAGCCGATCAATCTGATCGGTGGTCAGGTGTTCGCCGGTGCTACTCGTAAGATGCGTATTGCTAGTGCATATGCAACTTCGATTGGTTACGGTGATCTACTTATTCGTGCAACTGACGGTACTGTTGAGCGATCAGCAGCTACAACTACAAAACCCACTGGCGGCTTTGCTGGCGTGTTTCTTGGTTGTGAGTTCATTAACCCAAGTACTGGTCAACTGCAATTCCAGCAAAACTTTATTGGCGGCACAACAGTGACTTCCGGCTACATTACAGCTTATGTCTGTGATGATCCAGATGCATTGTTCCAAGTCGCTGTAGTTTCTGGCACAACGGTCGTTACTGGCGTTCAATATACTTCGGTTGGCAATAACGCTACCATCGTAAACAACACCACAATTACCAATGCTGGTAACTCACAGGTCGCACTCCTTGATTCGACTGCTGATACAGCTACGCTGACTATCCGCATCGTTGACGTTGTGCCTGATACCGCCTACATCTCTGGCGGCAACACGCTGTATCCTGAAGTGATCGTAAAGTTCAACTTCGGCATGCATGCTTACGACACCGCCGTTGGCGTTTAAGGAGCATATAAATGGCTATTTCACGCGCACAACTACTTAAAGAATTGCTTCCCGGCCTGAACGCATTGTTCGGTTTGGAGTATGCAACTTACGGCGAACAGCACAAAGAGATCTACGAAACAGAGACCTCTGAGCGTTCCTTCGAAGAAGAGACCAAACTTTCTGGCTTCTCGGCTGCACCTGTTAAGAACGAAGGTTCTGCAATTGCATACGACAACGCTCAAGAAGCTTGGACTGCTCGCTACAACCACGAAACCATCGCTTTGGGCTTCTCGCTCACGGAAGAGGCAATCGAAGATAACCTGTATGACTCCTTGTCAGCTCGTTATACAAAGGCTCTCGCCCGCGCAATGGCATACACCAAGCAGGTTAAAGCTGCTGCTGTGTTGAACAACGGCTTCTCCGCATCCTACACGGGCGGTGACGGTGTTGCTCTTTTCAGTAATGCTCACCCTCTGGTTGGTGGTGGCACAAACAGCAACATTCCCAGCACAGCCGCTGACTTGAACGAGACTTCCTTGGAAGCCGCCGTTATTCAAATCGCTGCATGGACTGATGAACGTGGTCTGTTGATCGCCGCTAAGCCTGTCAAGTTGGTCATTCCTCCCGCACTCCAATTCGTTGCAACTCGTTTGCTCGAAACAGAATTGCGTGTTGGTACGGCTGATAACGACATCAACGCAATCAAGAACAACGGTTCGATCTCGGGTGGTTACACAGTTAACAACTTCTTGACCGACACCAATGCTTGGTTCTTGACGACTGACGTGCCTAACGGTATGAAGCATTTTGTCCGTACTCCTATGAGCACAGGCATGGATGGTGATTTCGATACCGGTAACGTACGTTACAAGGCTCGCGAGCGTTATTCGTTCGGCTGGTCTGATCCCCTCGGCATGTACGGCTCTGCAGGCGCTTAAGCCTTATAAATCAAGCACTTAGCTGATTTAGCCCCCGCCAAAAGCGGGGGTTTTTTATTGTTATTTGTTAGCTTGGTGTGTTACCTGTATCGTAATTTAACCCGGTTATTTTCGTAAATAATAATAGGTATTTGTAATTCTCCGTCCATAGTGTTATAGTTATTCCAACACTTAAGGAGAAACACATGTTTTACGTTTACGTATACCGAGATCCACGCCCTTCCAAAAACAACCAACCTGTCTATGTAGGAAAAGGCACAGGTGATCGTGACATATCCCATTGGTCACGAGGTTCGCACAACAAACCATTCCAAGACTTTATAGCCCACCTAAAACGTCGAGGTTTGATTGCCCTATGTCAGCGAGTGTTTGAAACCGAAAATGAGAAAGAAGCCTTTACTAAAGAGGTGGAACTAATCCAACTATATGGGCGTCGAGATTTAAATACGGGCACATTGTTTAACAGAACCGACGGCGGGGAAGGCGCATCTGGGTATATAAAAAGCGATACGGAAAAGCAAATTGACATAAATAATTCTTTACTAAACTGGCAAGACCCTAAATACCGTGCCAAAGTCGTCGATGCACAAAAATTTGTACAAGGAACACCTGAAGCGCGAGCGATGAAAGCTGAGAACAGCGTTGCTACGTGGACTGATCCAGTAGTCAGGACTAAACGCCAGATGGGGATAAAGAAAGGGCGTAGCACTGATGTATCCAAAGCCAAGACCAGTAAGCAGGCTAAGGCGCAATGGGCAAATCCAGAATACGCTGCTAAACAAACAGCAAACAATCAAGAAATCGCAAATCGAGCGGAGGTTAAGGCAGCAAAAGCTGCGGCTAGTAAAGCACTGTGGGCAGACCCTGTCTGGAAAGCCAAGATGTTGGAAGCAAGAGCTGCTAAAAAAGCAGCGAAACTCCTTGCACAGCAATCCTAAAAGAAGTATAAATAAGCATCTGGGAACCTCCAGCTTTACTGACCGCCCCAGCGGACGATGCAGAGACAGTAAAGCGTAGTACTGCATATACAAGGAATTACTATGGCCTCGACCACCTTCTCCGGCCCAGTCACATCGACAAACGGTTTTATCGGCAACATGACTGGCAACGTCACTGCCACAACCGTAACAGCCACTGGCGCTATTGCTGGTTTGACCCTTGCTGCTACTGGCACAGGCGGCGTTAAATTAGCTGTCCGTACACTTGCTTCTCTTCCCGCCGCCGCTGCTGGCAACGCTGGCACTATTTACTTTGTCTCTGGTACATCCTCGGGCAGCACAATGGTGTTTTCAAACGGTTCAGCCAACATCGACCTCGTGACTGGCGTTGCTGTTATTGCCTAATCGCTCCAACTAAAAGGAGCCGAACATGGCTATGCAATATGATGTAAAAGCAACAAAAATCGCGGCTAGTACTACTGACGGCGCTGTCTTTGCGGGGCCTGCTCGTATTAAAGGAATTGTTATTTCTTTTTCGTCTAGCCCAGCAGTGCTTACCCTTAAAAATGGGGCTGCTGGCACCACAGTATTTTCGTATGATGCCGCAGGAACCGCCGGAACTTTTAACATCGTCATTCCCGGCGAAGGTATTCGTTGTGATAATGGTATTTACGCAACTACTACTGCCAGTATGATTGCAACGGTGTTCTATGGCTAAAAAAACCCCCTCTTTAGCAGTCGGTCGTGGCGAAAAGCTTCCCGTCTCTAAGGGGGCTGGTTTAACTGCCAAAGGTCGTGCCAAGTACAACGCTGCGACTGGGTCTAATCTAAAGGCTCCACAGCCCGAAGGTGGCCCACGTAAGAAGTCATTCTGCGCCCGCATGAGCGGTATGCCCGGCCCGATGAAGGACGAGAAAGGTCGTCCTACTCGCAAAGCCGCAAGCCTTAAACGATGGAAATGTTGAAATGGAAGATCCCGTGCAAACAGCCCGTGAGTTAGCCACCCACGCTAATGAAATCAAGCATATCCAGTCTGATATGGATCAAGTTCTTCAAGAGCTTAATGCTATGAAGACTACGATAGACGCTATTAACCAGAAGCTCGATAAAGCTGAAGGCGGCTGGAAAACATTAATTTGGATTGGTAGTATCGCAACGACCGTAACGGGTGCTGTGGGTTTCGTAGTCGGATATTTCCGAGGTTGATATGCCGTCCACCAGCTTAAAACAAAAGAAGTTTATGGACGCAGCCGCTCATAATCCAGCGTTTGCTAAGAAGGTCGGTATACCCAGTAAAGTAGCAAAAGAATATTCACAGGCCAGTAAAGGTCAAACTTTTAAAGAAGGTGGTGTTATGAAAAACGATATGATGCAAGATAAAGCTATGGCTAAAAAAGCTGTCGGTATGCATGAGAAGCAGTTGCATGGCGGCAAAAAGTCAAACCTGACCAAGCTCAAGAGCGGCGGCTCCGCTTCTAGTCGCGCCGATGGCTGCGTTATGAAAGGTAAGACCAAAGGCACCATGATTAAGATGAAGTCCGGCGGGATGTGCTGAGATGAGAGCCTCTCGTGGCATGGGTGCGATTAACCCCGCTAAAATGCCCGGGGGTAAGACTAAAGCTCGTCGGGACGATACTGATTTTACGCAGTATGCTGACGGCGGTAAGGTCAAGTCTAAGGTCAATGAGGCTGGCAACTACACCAAACCCGGAATGCGGAAGTCAATGTTTGAAAGCATCAAAGCACAAGCAACACAAGGGACAGGAGCAGGCCAATGGTCAGCTCGTAAGGCGCAGCTTCTCGCGAAGAAGTACAAAGCGTCAGGCGGTGGGTATAAATGAAATCACCACAGAAGTCGTTGAAGGCATGGGGCGACCAGAAATGGACGACCAAAAGCGGGAAACCTTCAAGTCAGACTGGTGAGCGGTATCTGCCTGAGAAGGCGATTAAAGCATTATCCCCCGCTGAATACGCAGCCACAACCAAGGCCAAGCGAGCAGGGAAGGCAGCAGGAAAACAGTTTGTGCCCCAGCCAGACAAAGTAAAGAGTAAAGTGAAGCCCTTCAGGAAAACATCAAGCGACTGTTAATAAATATGGTAAAGCAAATATTTTAGTTGGCATGTTGGAATGTTCTACTGATAATATTGCTTATGATCTTGAGCGTGGAATTATAAAGTGCTTACGCAGACAGGACGTACAGCTTACTAACTTCACTGATGGTGGGGAAGGGACATCCAACCCTACACCGGAAACTCGAAAGAGATTGTCAGAAGCCGCTAAAAAACGTGGGGTCTCAGCGGCATGTCATCAGGCTCGCGCTATAGCAAAGACCGGCAAGCCATTGTCCGAGGAACAAAAGAAAAAACAATCTGAAGCAATGCGTGGTATTGTTTTTACAGAACAGCATAAAGAAAATATTAGGGCTAGTGCTAAAAAGCGTGGGGTATCTCCAGAATTATTAGCAAAAGCTCATGCAGCGTCACGTGGTAGAGTGCAAACTGTTGAGGAGCGATTGAAACGTGGAGCCGCTATTAAAGCTGCGTTGGCTAAAAAGCGAGAAAAGCTATGACAACATCTGGTTTAAGCAGTTTTAATTTAGATTTGAGCGAACTCTGCGAAGAAGCCTTCGAGAGATGCGGGCGTGAGATGCGTACCGGCTATGACCTGCGTACAGCTCGTCGCAGTTTAAACCTGCTGACTATTGAGTGGGCAAACCGTGGCATAAATCTCTGGACGATTGAGCAAGGCTCGATCCCAATGGTCACAGGGCAGTCTACATACAACTTACCCGTAGATACAATTGATCTATTGGATACCGTGATCCGTACAGGCACGGGGCAGAACCAGACTGACATCAACATCAGTCGTATCTCAGAGTCTACATACTCAACTATTCCTAACAAGAACGCACAGGCGCGACCTATTCAGGTATGGATTAACCGTCAGTCAGGCGCAGACTACCCCGTGACTGGTGTGAATAACCCCAAGATTGTGGTCTGGCCTACGCCAAACGCACCGGGCGATCAATACACTTTCGTGTACTGGCGTTTAAGACGCATTCAGGACTCCGGTACTGGTGTGTCTACACAAGATATCCCGTTCCGTTTCTTGACCTGTATGGTGGCTGGCTTGGCGTTTTACTTGGCAGCAAAGCTTCCTGAGATGGCACCTGATCGTATTATGTTTTTGAAGTCCGAATATGAACAGCAGTTCCAACTTGCTGCCGACGAGGATCGCGAGAAAGCCCCGATTCGCCTTGTTCCTAGAACGCTGCCTTATTGAGGTGAGTCATGCCCTCTAAGTTCGCTTCTGGTAAGTTTGCGATTGCCCAATGCGACCGATGCAACTTTCGGTACAAGCTCAAGCAATTACGCAACCTGATTATTAAGACCAAAAACGTAAATATCTTGGTTTGCCCTGAGTGCTGGGAACCAGATCAGCCGCAGCTATCGCTAGGTCTCTACCCAGTAAACGACCCACAAGCTGTACGTAATCCTCGCCCTGATAGCTCGTATGTTGTGGCAGGTTTGGATGTAGAAGGCGATCCTTCTGGTGGTAGCCGAATCTTTCAGTGGGGCTGGGCACCGGTTGGTGGTTCAAGAGATGGTGGAATAACACCGAATGACTTACAATTAAGCATTACCCTTGGCACCGTTACGGTCGCCGTTACTTGAGGAGTACAGCATGTACAAACGTGGCGCAGATGGCGTAGCAAAGAAAGGCAAGACCGAGGGTAAGAACCTTGGTAACAGTGGCCCAACCGTTGCCGCTCTAAAAGGCAAAGGCACACCGACATCGAAAGGCGGCAAGACTAACGCCGACATGAAGGCAATGGGTCGTGGCTTGGCTAAGGTTGCAGCACAAAAGCGAGGCTGACATGAAACCCACTAAGAAGCAAGACCCCAACACTATGGCTGCAAAAGACTTTACTTGCTGCGGCCCCGCTATGCGTGTCAGTACTGGAGACCCAGCCCGTGAGAATGTCAAGACTACCGGCATTAAGACTCGTGGCAATGGCTGTGCGACGAAGGGCACAATGGCTCGTGGGCCAATGGGTTAAAGATGAACTACGCTGAACTCTCCGCTGCTATTCAGGCTTATTCGGAAAGCGATGAACCACTGTTCGTCGATAATATTCCTGTCTTTGTTAGGAATGCAGAGCAGCGTATCTATAACTCTGTTCAGCTCGCGTACCTGCGTAAGAACGTTACTGGGTCAACAACGCCTAGCAATAAGTACTTGTCTACACCGCCTGACTTCTTGTCAGCATATTCAGTGGCAGTCGTTAAAGCCAACGGTGACTACGAGTACTTGCTAAACAAGGACGTGAACTTTATCCGTCAAGCGTATCCATCCGCAAGCGATGTTGGTCTGCCTAAGTACTACGCTATTTTTGGGCCGACTACGACTGCGGACAACCCTCCTGCGTTGACAAACGAAATCTCGTTGATTCTTGGCCCGATGCCTGATGCGACATACCCAGTGGAGCTGCACTACTTCTTCTACCCAGAGTCTATTGTGACTGCGGGTACGACTTGGTTGGGCGATAACTTTGACACAGTATTGTTGTATGGCGCAATGCGCGAGGCTTGTATTTTCCAGCGTCAAGAGCCTGATGTGGTTGCTAATTACGAGCAGAAATACCAAGAGGGTATGATCTTGCTCAAGCAGCTCGGAGACGGTAAGGAAAGGGGCGACGCATATAGGAACGGGCAAGCCCGTTATCCGGTGAAATAAATGGCGTTTACAGGCAATTTCACATGCAATGTGTTTAAGACGGGGCTGCTCAATGCTGACTTCGACTTTACATCCGGTACGTTTTACATTGCGTTGTACACCAATGCGGCGACTCTTGACCAAAACACGACTGCCTACACAACGACTGGTGAGGTTGTAGCATCTGGTTACACAGCGGGTGGAGAATTACTGACGCCTTCTGTTGCGGCTTTAGATGGTACGTCTTATGCTTCGTTTGCAAACGTCTCATGGAGCGCTGCCTTTACAGCTCGTGGTGCGTTAATTTATAAAGCCGGTGATAACGGTGCGGTGTGTGTACTGGATTTTGGTGCTGATCGTACATCGACCTCAACATTTACCGTACAGTTTCCCGCAGCAACCAATACTTCGGCAATTATTCGCATTAATTAAGGAGTTTTAAATGTTACAAGTTAAAGCAAAAGCCGGAGAAGTTGTTGGTGCTTCGGTAGATCAGAATACCGGTGCCTCTGAATGCGCTCGTGGCGGTGGTGTCTATACCGTTCAGTGTATTGGTGCTGATGGTCAGTTGAAATGGGAAGCTTCAAGCCCTAACCTTGTGGTTAACCAAGGTCTAAAGGACATGAACGACAAGTACTTCTCAGGCTCAACCTACACAGCCACATGGTACTTAGGACTGATTACAGGCCCCGGCTCTGGTACAGTATTTGCAGCGGGCGACACGCTTGCCTCACACGCTGGCTGGACTGAGTTTACGGACTATTCTGGTAACCGTGGTGCGATTACATTTGGTGCAGCAACACTAGCTGATCCTTCAGTCATTACAAACGGTACTGCTGTGCAGTTCAACATCACGGGCGCAGGTGGTACGGTTGCTGGTGCCTTTTTGTGTAGCGTGGCAACAGGTACATCAGGAATTTTATTCTCTGAGTCAGACTTCCAGTCTCCCGGTGATCGTGCGGTAGTGTCGGGTGACGTCTTGAATGTCACGTATTCCTTCTCCCTTGACGCTGCGTAAGGAATAGAAATGGCTACTAAATTCATTAAAGATCAGGTTATTAAGGTCAACGCCGTTGTGCCACAAGGCCCGGTCAGAAAGCTTCGCATGGATGAGGATGGCAACTTCTTCTACATGATTGAGTGGATTGACGCCAATGGTCAGGTACAGTCTCGTTGGTTTGCTGAATCTGAATTGACAGAGGTTTAAACGGTGTGTTTGCCGGATCACCTTTTGCTTCCGCCCCATTTGCCGCATTAAGCGGCAATAGCTTTTTTGTATTCATTCAAGAAAGCGCCACCGCCTCTGACTCCGTATCCGCTCTTGCTTCGTTTGTTTCGTCTATCAGCGAGACTTCAACTGCCTCGGATTCTGTATCATCCTTAGCCACGCTTCTGGCTAGTATCGCTGAGTCTGCAACAGGCTCTGATACGGTTGTCGCAAACTTTACCACTAACAATACGATTTCTGAGTCTGCGACTGGCAGTGATACGGTATCGGCTGCCCAGAGTTTTTCTGTTGCAGTGCAAGAAATTGGTAGTATTTCAGACTTAACATCAGCGATTGTTGAGTTTGGTGGGGTCATTAGCGAGTCTAGTGTTGCAGCGGATTCTGTATCGGCGTTGGCAAGATTTGTAGTATCTATCCTTGAAACAAGCGCGGCTGCTGACTCAGTTACAGTTGCTCCCAGTACGTTTAACGCTACAATTGGTGAGGCTGTGGTAGCCGCAGAAAGCGTATCTGCTGGTGTGTTGCTATTTGTAAACTTGCAAGAAAATGCCGCAGGCTCTGATTCTGTACGTAGTAATACGGAGTTTGATGCAGCGGTTGCTGAGTTAGCTAGTGGATCGGCTTCTACGCAGGTTATTGTGCAGTTTGGAGCCTTGATTCAAGAACTTGGGATTGCGTCGGATAGTGTGCTGGCGCGGTTCTTGTGGGAACTTATCAATGACAGCCAAAGTGTTGCATGGCAAAATATAGGCAGTGGTGGCGGTTCGGCTTGGCAATCCATCGGGACTAACCAGAACGTTGCGTGGGGCAGCATTAACACAAGCGGTGATTCTGGCTGGGGTGTTATTGACAACACCGACGATCCCGATTGGAACCTGATCGACAACGCACCTTAAAGGAAAAAAACATGGCACTTGTTGTCCGCGACCGAGTTAAATCGAGTACCACAACGACTGGTACGGGAACCATTACGCTTGGCGCTGCTGCCTCGGGGTTTCAGTCTTTCTCAGTTATTGGTGACGGCAACACAACGTATTACACCATTACAGACACAGTCACAGGCGTATGGGAAGTTGGCATCGGTACGTACACATCGTCTGGCACTACACTTTCTCGTGCGGTGGTCTTGGATTCGTCAAGCGGAGGTTCGCTGGTTAACTTCGTGGCTGGCAGTAAAGATGTGTTTGTGGTCTACCCTGCCGAACGTGCGGTATATCAAGACGAATCTACAGGCACAGCATACGCACCAATCTTTGCTTCATCTAATGGCTTGATTGTCAACAACATGACTGTGAGCGCAAATTACACAATCCCAACAGGCTACAGCGCTTCGAGTGTTGGCCCAATAACTGTAGACTCCGGTGTAGCTGTAACTGTTGATCCCGGTTCAAGGTGGGTAATTCTATGAGTATTATTCTTAAAACCCCAAGCAACGGTAGCGTCACGCTTGCTGAACAAGATACCGCTAGTGATGTAGTTGTGACAATTCCTGCCACGACGGGTAATGCTGTTATTTCTACACCAGACCTTGCCTACTCGCCATTTATTGGCTTCCGTAACCGCATCATCAACGGTGCGATGGTTATAGATCAGAGGAACGCTGGTGCGGCGGTTACGTACACAAATTCTAATTCATACAATTTAGATCGCTACCTGACGGATATGAGTCCCAATGGATCTTTACAAATACAACAAGTTTCCGATGCGCCTGCGGGCTTTGTGTATTCTATGAAGGGGACGATATTAACCGCCACTGCCGGATCAAGCGGGCAAGCTGCCTATCTTGCAAGGCATATTATTGAGGGCAACAATATTGCCGATTTTGGCTGGGGATCAGCCAATGCACAAACAGCTACTTTGTCTTTTTGGGCAAAAAGCAGCGTAACAGGAACTTTTTCCGTTGGTGTGGCAAATGGGGCTTTTAATAGAGGTTATGCCGCAACGTACACTATAAATGTTGCAAACACATGGGAGTTCAAGTCTCTAATAATCCCCGGTGATACTTCTGGAACATGGCTTACAACCAACGGTATTGGAATTCGTTTGTACTGGAATATTGGCAGCGGTTCGAGTTTTCTTGGAGCAGCAAATGTTTGGCAAGGCTCTGGGTTAATTGGAGCAACTGGCAGCACTTCAATTATTAACACATTAAATGCTACCTTCTACATCACCGGCGTCCAGCTAGAAAAAGGCTCGACTGCTACTCCGTTTGAGTTTAGAAGTATTGGTGATGAGTTTGCGCTTTGTCAGCGGTATTATGAGACCTGCCCTTATGACATTTTGAATGTTGGATATGGCACTAGTGGACAGCCGTTTTACAAATATTCTTCGTTTAATACGGCTAAAAGAGCTGCGCCTACTGTGACATATACAAACGTGGGAGCAAGTGGATTTAATGGCGCATACGCTACAAACACGGCTCATATAAACGGTGTTTCATGGACAACAACATGCAATTTTACTGGTGCAGGGACTTTATTTGCTGTGCCAATTTGGTTCGCAAATGCGGAGTTATAAATGTATAAACTAATAAAAAACTTAATTACTGGTGAAATTGTTATCGTTCAGCGCCTATCCGACAACGCTTTTATCCCAATGGACGAAGCCAACACAGACTACCAAGCCTACCTAGCATGGCTTGCAGAAGGCAACACACCCTTGCCCGCAGATGAACAAGGAGCATCAGAATGAGCATTTCCTACGGTGGGACTAACATCACATTCCCCGATGCTTCTACGCAGAACACATCACCTAAGACTGGGTTTGTAAACAGAATCATCAACGGTGGCATGACGATTGACCAAAGGAATGCTGGTGCTGAAATTAATCCAGCAGTAAACGCTACTTATTATTTAGACCGCTGGGTGGTTGGTCAATTAGTAAGCGGAAAATTTAAAATTGGTCAAAACGCAGGCTCTGTAACACCACCTGCGGGGTTTACAAATTATTTAGGATGTACATCTTTATCTGCTTATTCTGTTGGCGCTGGAGAGTATCTGGGCGTCAGTCAAAAAATTGAGGGCTTTAATGTCGCTGATCTAGGATGGGGAACTGCTAATGCACAGACAGTAACTTTGTCTTTTAAGGTGTATTCGAGTTTGACAGGAACATTCTCAGGTTCGATTCTAAATTCCGCATCAGACCGTTCGTATATTTTTTCTTATTCGATTGCGTCAGCAAACACTTGGACTAATATTTCAGTAACGATTGCTGGTGACACTACAGGCACTTGGTTAAAAACAAACGGTACAGGTATAGAGGTGTATTTCAATCTTGGTTCAGGATCGGGATACAACAATACGGCTGGCGCATGGGCTGGTGCTGGTTATCGTGGTGTTACTGGTGGGGTATCCGTAGTCGGCACAAACGGAGCAACCTTCTACATCACCGGAGTCCAACTAGAAAAAGGCTCGACCGCTACACCGTTTGAGTTTAGGAGTTACGGGCAAGAGTTGGAGTTGTGCCAAAGGTATTATGTAGGCGCAAATGGAGTTTCCTACTTTACTGCGGGTTATGACAGTGCTTATACCTCGATTAATACCGGAGGATTGTCGTGGGGTTATCAAATGCGAACTACGCCCACCATTGTTATTGTTAGTGGTGGCATGGATGGGCATCACGCTGTTGCTCCAACTGTACGCACCGGGCCAACGTATTATGGCGTTGGGCTTCAGTTTAGTGGTAGCGGACTACGTACTAATGCAAATTGTTCAGCATATGTGACGTACACGCTTAGTGCGGAGCTATAAATCATGTATCAAATAATCAACGACACAATTACAGGCGTACCCTCATGCATCAAACGCCTATCCGACAACGCCTTTATTCCAATGGACGAGGCTAACACAGACTACCAAGCCTTTCTTAAATACCAAGCAGAAGGCGGTAAGGTATACGCAGCCGATGAGCAAATCCCAGAAGGAGAGGCGCAATGACAACGATTGTTGACGGAACGCTTGGTATTACATACCCCGACACTTCTACGCAAATTAGCAATAAAGTTCCAGAAATTACGGTTTATACGTCAGGTTCAGGCACTTATACCGTACCTGCAAACGCACAGTATCTTATTGTTGAGATGGCTGGCGGCGGTGGGGGTGGTAGTGGCGGAGGACAAGCAAGTTGGGGTGCTGGTGGTAGTGGCACGGCAACAACTTTTGGCTCAAACACGGCTGGTGCAGGTGTCGGCGGCCCTATACCATTTAACAGCGGTGGCAATGGCGGAGAAAACACCGTTTCTGGTGCAACTGCAATATTAAATATTCGTGGCGGTATTGGTGGCATAGGTGACTTAACAACCACGGGCGGCACAAGCGTGACAACTATGGCTGGCGCAGGGGGAAGTTCTTTTTTCTCGGCTGGTGGCCCCGGAGGAGCATACGTTTCTGCTGGTTACAGTCCAAGCCCAAATAGCGGAGCAGGCGGCGGTGGTGGGTCAAGTGGAAATGCGGCAGGAACAAATTACGCAGGCAACGGAGGCGGCGGTGGTGGATATTTAAAGCTTTTAATTACATCACCATCCGCAACTTATTCTTATGCTGTAGGAGCAGGCGGAACTGCTGGTGCTGCTGGAACAGGTGTAAACGCCGCTGGGGGAGCGGCTGGTGCGGCGGGTCAAATCTCAATTACGGCGTACTTCTCATGAGCGACGATACCGCATACGTTCAACAATCCGTGGATGCGGGCGGTGTAGTTTATTTCCCCGACACCTACAGATTGACTGCGCCGATTAACATCACAAAACCTGTCACCATCGTTGGTGCGCCTGCTTCCGTATCGACCATGGACGGGACTTGGTTTCACATTGACCACCCCGGCGTAGGCTTTAACATCACAAACACGAACGGTTATTACAACGGTGTGCATTTTGTTGACATCGGAACATACCGAACGCAACCAGAACCTGCACCCGGTTGGCAAGCATACGACTACGACTTTGACATCTACATAAACGGCATCACAGACGTTAATCTGACAGGTCTAACCCTACTGAACCCTACACGGGGGATTGGTCAGTTTAGCGGTGGTGGCAGGATTAACATCAACAACCTGAACATGCAGCCGTTTAAGATTGGCGTCCAGATCAATGAGGCTTATGACGTATGCCGCATCAGCAATGTCCATGCGTGGGTATTTTGGAAAGACCATCCTGACGTACAAAAGTATATGTTGGCTAACTTAAAAGCTATCAGTCTTGGGCGGTGCGATAACCCAATGCTGACCAACATCTTTAGTATTTTTGCTCAATCAGGACTGCATTTTTACCAAAACATCTACGGTGCAACGTCTAAAATGCACTTAGCAAACGCTGATTTTGACGCAGGAATCAACGGCATTTGGATCGACTCCTCTGTAACAAACGGTGTGTCAGGTCAGTTTGCTAATGTTACCCATCAGGGCGTAGACGGTTCGGACAATGCAATCGGATTGCTTGTTGCAGGTACAAGTTCCAACCTTGGATTTTCTTCGCTTAAAACCATGTTTAGCGGTGCAAACGGCATCAGAGTGGACGGTTCAGGCAATAAGTTAACCTTTGGGGACGCTACGGTTTTATACTACGATCAGGGCAGAAAAGGCTTTCCCGGGGTGGAAGTCGCTGCCAACAATACTGCATCATTCGCACAGACCCCATTTATTGCAACAGATGCACCCGGCCCAAGATATGGCGGAGCAGGTGAAATAACCGTCTCTGTATCACAAAAAGTCAACTAAAATACCGCAAACGCTGGACGTTTAAACAAGGATATATTATGCCAAGTACCTATTCCCCCGCGCTTAGAATTGAACTCATCGGTGACGGCGAGCAAGACGGAATCTGGGGACAGACCACAAACAACAACCTTGGCGACTTGGTTGAGCAAGCCATTACTGGAATCACAACGGTCGATGTTACCGCTGCTGACGTCACCCTCACATCGTTTAACGGCACAGAAGACCAAGCGCGAAGTGCAGTGCTTGTGGTCAATGGCTCGAACGCTGTAACTAGAAACGTCGTGATACCGAATGTGCCAAAGACTTACATTGTCCGAAATAACACATCGCAGACCGTAGGCATTAAGACGACATCTGGCTCTGCTTATAACTGCACAACCGGCACCCAAGCACTTGTCTACTGTGACGGTGCAAACGTCGTACTTGGCGTCAATACAAACACAGGCACTGGCCCCGGTGCGTTTACTACACTGTCTGCCTCTAGCACTGTCTCTGGCGCGGGGTTTACTGCTCTGTTTGCCTCTCCTCCAGCGATTGGTGGCACGGCTGCTGCTGCGGGTACATTTACAAGTGTTAGTTACTCCGGCGCTTTAACTGGCGGCACAGCTTCATTAACAACCACACAAATAACATCTTTAGGCGTTGGTACAGCACCAAGCGGCACTACAGGCGAGATTCGTGCCACCAACAACGTCACAGCCTTTTACTCGTCTGACCGCAAGTTTAAGGAAAACATAGCCCCCGTCGCCAATGCGCTGGAGAAAGTGCAAGCTATTGGAACAAAGACGTTTGACTGGACAGATGCGTACCTTGAATCTAAGGGTGGCGAAGATGGTTACTTTGTGCAAAAAAACGATTTTGGTGTAATTGCTCAAGACGTTCAAGCCGTGTTCCCAGAAGCCGTCAGAAGCCGTGACGATGGCTCATTAGCGGTGGACTATGAGAAACTTGGCACATTAGCATTTCAAGCAATCATTGAGCTTACAGAGCGAGTCCGTGCCTTAGAGGTGAAATAATGGCTCTTAATCTATCTGGCCCGATTAGTCTAGCTGGCTCAACTGCCGGACAGAGTATTGCTGTCGAGCTTGGGTTAAGTCCAACAGGCGCAATATCTCTAAACCAAGCCAACGTCAGAACGCTTGCCGGAGTGCCTAGCGGCGCCATCACAATGCCTACAAACTTCTACGGTAAAGCTAACGCCTATTCAATTGAGTATCTGATTGTTGCGGGTGGCGGCGGCGGTGGGAGACCGTATTCTTCGCCTGACCCGTTTAGCGGGTTCTGGTGTATCGCAAACTAACGGCGGAAACAGTTCAGCCTTCTCCCAAACAGCCATTGGTGGTGGTTATGGCGGCAATGGTGAATCTTCATCAGGTCAAAACGGTGGGTCTGGTGGCTCTGGCGGTGGCGGTGGATATGCTAACCGTCCGGGTGGTTCAGGAACGGCTGGTCAAGGTAACAACGGCGCTACGGCAACGCTTACAGTCGGTGGTGGTGGTGGTGCTGGTGCTGCTGGTGGAGTGCCTAACGGCGGAACAGGCGTAGCTTCTAGCATTAGCGGTTCATCTGTAAATTATGCGGGTGGCGGCGGTGGCGGTGGAAGTACGTCATTTAGCCAGCCAACGGGCGCTGGCGGTGCAGGAGGCGGTGGCAATGGTGGCGATGATGCGTCCGGTTCTAATGGCACTGCAAATACCGGCGGCGGTGGAGGTGGTGCAGGAGGCAATAGTGCTTTGCGTGTAGGCGGAAATGGCGGCTCGGGTATTGTCATTCTTCGTTATGCAGGCGCACAGCGTGGCACAGGTGGGGTTGTTACTTCCTCTGGCGGTTATACAATCCATACCTTTACATCAAGCGGTACATATACAGCATGACAACGACTAAAAAACCTGCCGTTAAAAAGGTGCCAACCCGAGCGCCAGTCAAACGTGCGCCTATTGCACGAGCCAAGCCTGCTGCAAAACAGGACATGACGGATAAGATTCTTGACCTAATCAAGTGGGTGGATAATCCGTTTAAACTGATCTCCGTCATTCTACTGTCAACTATTTTTTTCTTGGGCTACCTGACTTGGGATAGCCGACAGGTCATTCTGGCAGCGATTAGTAGCAACAGTGCAATGCCGCAGCTTAAAACCCATGATGCATTAATACCTATTGCAAACGCACTTGTAAAAGATACACAAGCTGTTGGGTTGATTGTGCATAAAGTAAACCTTGCCACAAACAGTCGCACAACCGTGCTTGCAATAGCAAACGGCGAGCGCAACCATAAGCTAGAAGGTCTAACAGTTAGCTTATTTAACCCAAGCCCAACACGCAATGCGGACGTAATTAGTATGCTAAACAACGAAGTTGCTTGCCGACATTTTGAATCTTCCACCCCTGCGGGTGAGTGGGCTAAGTCTGTGGGCGTAACCTACGCTTGCCGTGCGCCTATCCCCAATGAGATTGGGCGGTTTGCAGGATATGTGACTGTTGGCTTTAAAACTGAACCACAAGACCTGACTGCTGTTAAAACCCGCATCATTCTAGCTGCTACGGAGATGGATAAATGAACTGGATCAAAGCAAAGTGGGAAGCACTCAAGGCTTGGTGTCATGCCAAGTGGACAGCAATTAAAATACGGTTTTCAGGCGTGAGGTTTTAATATGATCCCAATCATGGAAATATTTAACATCGGTGGCAAGATTATCGACAAGATTTGGCCTGATCCCGCACAAGCAGATCAAGCAAAGCTCAAACTTTTAGAGATGCAGCAAAACGGCGAACTTGCCAAGATGCAAGCGGATATGCAAGAGCAGGGAGAGCTTACCAAGCGTCAAGAAAATGACATGAAATCGGACTCTTGGCTGTCTAAGAACATTCGCCCGATGACCCTGATTGCTATCCTTGCTGGGTATTTCACGTTTGCCATGATGTCCGCTTTCGACATGGAAACAAACAAGGCGTATGTCGAACTGCTTGGGCAATGGGGTATGTTGATAATGAGTTTTTACTTTGGCGGGCGTACGCTCGAAAAGATTATTGACATGAAAGCTAAAGAAAAGATCACTGAAACGGAGATTAAGAATGCAAAGTAATTGGCAGAAAGCATTTGAACAGATGCTTGCCTCAGAGGGTGGCTATGTGAATCATCCTTCCGACCCCGGTGGTATGACGAATCTTGGTGTGACCAAACGTGTCTGGGAAGAATGGGTTGGGCGCGAGTCCAATGAGAAAGAGATGCGGGCTTTGACTCCTGAGCTTGTTGCTCCACTGTACAAGCGTAAGTTCTGGGATGCCTGCAAGTGTGACGAATTGCCCACAGGCGTTGACTATCTGGTGTTTGACTTTGCCGTAAACGCTGGCCCCGGACGCTCTGCCAAGATTCTACAGACGGCTGTGGGTGTTCCTGCGGACGGTGGGATTGGCCCGATTACGCTTGCTGCTGTTAAAGCCCAAGACCCTGCTGAACTCATTCAGAAGTTCAGTGATGCCAAAGAAGACTTCTATCGAAGTTTAAACACCTTTGAGACGTTCGGCAAAGGCTGGCTAAATCGGGTTGCGGCAGTTAAAATCAAAGCATCCTCAATGCTAGGGTAAATCCATGCCAATTCAGAAACTAGCGATCCAGCCGGGCGTATACCGTGAAGGCACTTCTTACAGTGCTGAAGGAAAGTGGTTCGATTGCGACAAGATTCGCTTTCGTTCTGGCAACGCTGAAAAGATTGGCGGTTGGATTCGTGCGTCTAACTACACCTATGAGGGTGTTGCACGTTCGCTGTGGAACTGGGTTGACCTGCAAGGCACCAACTACCTTGGTGTAGGCACAAACCTCAAGTACTACATTGAGAAGGGCGGCTTTTATTACGACGTTACACCTATTCGTAAGATTGTTAGTCCGATGGCTAACAACACGTTTGCTTCCGCTTTTAGCACATTAAATGGTGGGATTGGTGCAACAGACACATCGATTACTGTAACTGCAGCGGTATCTTTCCCCAATAGCGGTGGGATTATTCAGATTGGCACAGAAGAAATTCTATACAACAGCGTCACAAGCAACACCTTAACCGGCTGCATACGAGGCTTTAACGGCACCACTGCGGCTGCTCATCTAACTGGTGCCAACGTAGGTTGTTCGACTATTACAGTTACAGATGTTGCAAGTACTGTTGTGCAAGATGATTTTGTAACTTTTAGTGGCGCCACTGCTTTTGGTGGGTTTGCTACAGACAATTTAAACGCAGAGCAGCAAGTCTTTCGTGTTATTAATTCAAACGCTTACACATTTAACATAGACGGTGTATTTTCTACAAGCGTTGCTTCTGGTGGTGGGGCTGCTGTTGTAGCTGAGTATCAAATTAATACGGGGCTGGATGTTTACCTTGTAGGCACCGGTTGGGGCGCTGGTGTTTGGCCTAACCCGCTTGTTTACACGCTGACCAACCCGTTTGACACGACAAGCGGAAGCGGCACGATAGTCGTTACTCACACTGCACATGGTCTTGTAACCGGGCAATATGTCCGATACTCAGGTGCCACGGCTGTTGGTGGAATCTCTGCTGCCCTGCTAAACCGCACGTACCAGATTACATTTATTGGAGCTAACTCATACTCAATCGCCTTGGGTAATGACGGCTACGGCACTCCTATTGTCGCAACCTCAACTGCGAACGGCGGTGGGACTGTAACGGCGTACTACCAAGTGGGTACACGAGGCTGGGGTTCGGCATCTACAACGACAGGTATTGGTCAACAACTACGTCTCTGGTCTGCTGAGAACTTTGGTCAAGACTTGGTTTTAGCTCCTCGTAATGGTGCTGTGTACTACTGGGAAGATTCTGGTGGTGTAACAACTCGCGCAGAAGAGCTTGCTGTTCTTTCTACTGCCGCAGGGTTTGATGGTACGTTTGTACCAAACAGAACATTAGAAGTTTCAGCGTCTTCTATTCAACGGTTTATTATTTGTCTTGGTGCAAACCCTTACGACCCGGGCGATTCCGAGACTGACTTTGACCCAATGATTGTGCGTTGGTCAGACCAAGAAAATCCTTATCAGTGGGTGCCAGACGTTACTAATCAATCCGGTGAGTTTAGGCTATCAAGCGGCTCAACCATCATTACATACGTTAATACCCGTCAAGAAATCTTAGTGTGGACAGATTCTGCGCTGTATTCTATGCAGTATCTCGGGCCTCCGTTTGTGTGGGGCTTTAACATCTTGATGGACAACATTTCCATCATTTCCCCGAATGCTGTTGTAACGGTAAACAACGTGACCTACTGGATGGGCGACGGTAAGTTCTACCAATACACAGGTCGTGTTGAAACGCTTTATTGCGCTTTGCGTCAGTACATCTTTAATGAGTTAAACAAGGATCAGGCATACCAAGTTTTTGCCGGTGCAAACGAGGCGTATAACGAAGTGTGGTGGTTCTATTGCTCGAACGGCTCGAACGTCGTAGACAAGTACGTCATCTATAACTACCTTGAGAACGTCTGGTACTACGGCACCCTTGGACGCACTGCTTGGGTTGACTCTTCACTGCGTCAGTATCCTATGGCTGCTGATTACAATAACCGCATTTTATTTCACGAAGCCAACGTTGATGACGTATCAGGGTTAACCCCAGAGCCTATTAATGCTTACATTCAGTCTGCCGACTTTGACATCGGGGACGGTGATCGGTTTGCATTTGTGTGGCGCATCTTGCCTGATATTAACTTTACGGGTTCCAACGTAGATAAGCCTACCGTGCAGATGGAAATCAGACCACGTCGAAATGCTGGTGCTCCTTACAGCCCTGCGGATAACCCAACGGTGCAGAGTCAGGACAACTACACCAACGTGCGCTCGTACAACATTCAAGAGTTTGATGGTCAGGTTTATACAAGACTTCGTGGTCGTCAGATGGCATTGCGCATTGAATCTAACGCATTAGGCGTGGCGTGGCAGCTTGGTAGTGTCAGAGCGGACATTAAACCGGACGGACGTAGATGACAATACTACGCCCAACTAAAGCACCAAACTTACCGGTTGCCCCTACCGAATATCAGTCTCGGCACCAAGAGGTATTGACCAACATTTTGCGTTTGTATTTTTCGCAGATTGACAACATTAACAGTGCAGTTCTTGGCATAGATGGCGGGCGGTATCTTGAGAACCCACATATTGCCGCGCAAAATAATGCTGACCAATACGCCACGGCAGACAATACACCTACGCTTGTCTTGTTTGATGTATTAGACTCAATATCAGGGTTTACCCTAGACCCATCTGGGTATGCAACAGCTAACCAAAACGGTGTTTACAAGATTGACTTTAGCTTGCAGCTTGCCAATACAGACAATGTACAACACGATGCTTTTGTGTGGCTGCAAACCAATGGCACGGTGGTTCCCGGATCGTCTAGCCGATTTACTATTCCTGCAAGAAAAAGCGCGGGTGTGTTTGCGTATGTGGTTGGGTATTCGTCAATCACGTTTGAGATACAGAAAGACGACGAGATTCGTTTGTGGTGGGCAACTGAGAAGGCTGCAACGTCTGGTGGGGTTCTAGGTGTGTATTTAGATTCTTTGCCCGCCCAAGCATCGCCTTACATTCGCCCTGCTAACCCCTCTGCTGTAGGTAGCATTGTCTTTGTGTCTAGGCTACCTGCATGATAATATTAACTAAATTGACCCACTGGGTGACACTATGAGTTTAAATAAAGTTGCCAGCCATTTAGCTGCGCAAGGCCGCGGGCCTGATACAACACTGGTACACATGTCACCACGTGAAGTTGGTGCGCTTCAAGGCATCGCTCGTCAGCATGGTGGCAGCTTAACAATCAATCCACAAACTGGGTTGGCTGAAGCTGGGTTTCTCGATGCAATCCTCCCTATGGTTGCGGGCGCGGGTCTAAGTTTAATCCCCGGTGTTGGCCCGTTGATGGCTGCAGGTATCGTCGGTGCGGGTACTGGGCTACTTACCAAGGATCTAAATAAAGGTCTGCTGGCGGGTCTCGGCGCATTCGGTGGCGCAAGCTTAGCCGGATCTACTGCCGCCGCTGCCGAAGCCACTGCCGCCGCTGGGTCGCTATATACTCCCGCTGAAATTGCTTCTATGCAAGCGGCTGGGCTTTCCCCCGCTGAAATTGCTAC